CTGTTCGATGTCGACGAGTGAGAGGTATCAGGCGTCTCATGGGGATCAAGCCTGATCCGCGCATCGCCGCGGGGCGCCGCGACGAGCTCCACGCGCAGGGGCGTGTCGCCTACTGGCTGGTCGTGAGCTACCAGGACGGGCTGGATCTCTTAGCGGGCAAGGTGCCCAAAGCCGTGCGCCCACAGCTCCTGGCCACGATCAAACGGGGACGCGCCGAGTCGGCGGCCGAGTATGCTGCACGGGTGAGCGAAGCCGAGGATCGACCGCGAAGGAGGAACGCTGGTGCCCAGTAATTATCCATTGACGCTCTATCGTGGGGACACCCATCGCTGGCAGTTTCGCCTCTGGGCGGATGCGACGAAAACCTCGCCGGTGGACTTAACGACGGCCACGGTGAAATCAGAGATTCGGTCCAACAGTGGCAGTGTCGTCACGACGCTGATCTGTGCGATCACGCTCCCGAATACCATCGATGTGGAACTGTCCGCGGTCGAGTCCGCGAAGCTCACGACCCCGCCGGCCCAGTGGGATCTCCAACTCACCTGGGCCACCGGCGATGTGCAGACGCCGGTGGCCGGCGCGGTCATGGTGCAGCAGGATGTGACGGTCTAGCCATGGAAGACATCGCGATCATCGACATCATCGTGCCGCCGCCGGCGGTCATCGAAGTCGTGGCAGGGACGAAGGGCGACCCGGGGCCGCCGGGCCCGCCCGGCCCCTCGTCCTCGGTCTTCTTCTACCGCGTGGATGCGAACGCGACCGCCCCCAACGATCCCGGCGCGGGGAAGATCCGCTACAACACCCCGGTCCAAGCGGACGCGACCGCCTTCTATGTCGATTGGCTCACGGCGGACGGCTTCGACGCGCATCTGTATTTCCAGCTCGTGACGGTGGGCCAGCGCGTGGTCCTTCAGGACAAAGACCTGGCGGTGAGCCATCAGGTTTGGGAACTCACCGGACCGGCGATCAACCATCCCGATTGGTTTGAAGTGCCGGTGGCGTTTGTGTCGTCGAGTGGGGCCGGCGGCGACTTCTCGCACAATCAGAATATCGCCGTGCTGCTGGTCGCGGACGGAGGGGCCGCCTTACCCACGGCGCCGCTCGGCCAGGTGCTCAGTTCACAGGGCGATGGGGTCGATCCCCTCTTCCGGCCAAGTGTCCTGCTTATTAATCCCACGGGACCACCCGACCAACGGCGGTGGGAGCTCAAGAGCAGTGGGACGGATTTCGTCATTGACTACCAGAACGATGCCGGCATCTCGCAGGGCCGGAAGGTCTACATCAGTGCGTGGAACGGCAGTATTACGTTGAGCGCCGGCGCAAGTTTTGAGGCGGGTGCCGGCGGCGTAAGCGCGGGATTCCTCCAACTGGTTTCTTCGACGGTGGCCGGTCAGATTCATCGGAATCTCGGTGTGCTCGCCAACCTCGAGGACAGCACAACGAATACGCCTGGCGCGGTGATCGCCGGGGGCGGCAGCTTCAACGTGTTGGCCCGGTGGAACGGCACGAACTGGATCGTGGTCAGTGGCTGAGCGTCTGGGAACGTGATGCCGCAAGCCCCGACACGTGCGTGTGCGACCCCCGGCTGTCCCGTCCGGGTGGCGCGTGGCCACTGTCCGCAGCATGCGCGCCCGATCGTGCTCCGGGCGCAGCAGGCCACCGACGACCGACGGGCGAACAGCAACGCGCGCGGCTACACGTGGCGCTGGCATCGACGCCGGACCGCGTTCCTGCGGCAGTATCCGCTCTGCGGCATGCGGCCCGGCGGGCGTCCCCCAGTACTCAGTGTGTGCGCGGACGAAGGACGGACGACGGCGGGCGCGCACGTCGATCACGTCGTGCCGCATCGCGGCGATCGGTCGTTGTTCGACGATCTCGAGAACTGGCAAACCCTGTGTGCTGCGTGTCATGCGCGCAAGACCGCGCTAGGTCAATGAACGATGGATGGGGGGGGTGGATCCATGTTGAATCCGGCCGCCGTCCCAAACCGGCTGGGGCTGGCACTTTTTCGCCCCGACAGTTTGTGAGGGCGACCGTTCCCGACTAAATGGCCAATCCCCACCTACCTGTCGTTGAGAAAGAGCGCCGCGGCACGGTTGTGGCGGGGCGTGAACGCCGTCGGCAGGTCAAGGCCGGATCGACGCCCGATCCCAAGGCGAAGACGACGGGATCCCCGCGGGATTACGGGGGGATCGCGCGGCGGTACGTGGCGGATGTCCTGGCCGGGCGCATCGTCGCCGGCGTCTGGCTGCGGCGCGGCTGCGCCCGCCAACAGCGCGACCTCGCGCGGGCCAAGGCGGATCCGACGTGGTCCTTCGTCTGGAGCGACGCCCAGGCGCGCCAGGCCTGCGCGTTCATCGAGCAGTGCCCGCATGTCGAGGGGACCTGGCCGACGTCGCTGATTCAGCTCGAGCCGTGGCAGGTCTTTCTCGTCACGACGCTGTTTGGGTGGCGGCAGAAACGCGACCGCAGCCTGCGGCGCTTTACGACGTGTTACCTCGAGGTCGGGCGGAAGGCGGCGAAGTCGACGCTGATGGCCACGATGGCGCTCTACCACATGCGGCACGAGATGGAGGCGGGCGCGTGGATTGTGTGCGGGGCGACGACGGGCCAACAGGCGCGGATCGTCTTTCGGATCCTCCAGCGGATGGTGCGCCGCTCGCGCTGGCTGCAAGAGGTGCACGGGCTGCAGGTCTACGCCAATGCCGTCATCGACGCGACGGGGACGATTCAGCCGGTGAACGCCAAGGCCTCGACGCTCGACGGGCTGAACCCGAGCTGCATCATCCTCGACGAGTCGCACGCGCAGACCTTCGAACTGCACGACGTGCTCAAGAGCGCCCAGGGCGCGCGGCGCAATCCGCTGTTGCTCTGTCCGACGACGGCCGGCTACGACATGCTCTCGGTCGGGTATGCGCTGCGGACGCAGTTGACGAAGGTGCTCGAGGGGGTGTTTGACGCGGATCATCTCTGCGGGCTGATCTACACGCTCGATGAGGAGGACGATTGGCGCGACCCGCGGGTGTGGCAGAAGGCGAACCCGATGATCGGCCTCACGCCGAAACGGGAGTGGGTCGCACAGTACTGCCTGGATGCGCAGCAGGCGCCCGGCCTCGAGGGCGAGTTCCAGACGAAGATCTGCAATCGGTGGCTGCATAGCCATGCGAGCTGGTTATCGATGGCGGCGTGGGACGCGTGCGCGGATCCGACGCTGACGCTCGAGGCGTTCGCGGGCCGGCCCTGCTGGATTGGCGGCGACTTGGCGCAGGTCGACGACCTGGCGGCGGTCGCGCTGGTGTTTCAGGACGGCGATCAGCTCGTTGGGTTTGTGCGGTGCTATCTGCCCGAGCAGGTCGTGCACGAGCGCGCGCGCGCCGTCCCGGAGTATCGGCTGTGGGCCGAGGCGGGGCTGCTGACGCTGACCGAGGGCACGATGATTGACTACGGCCGCATCGAGCAGGACGTGCGCGGCTGGTGCCAGACCTTCGACGTGCGCGACATCGTGTTTGACCAGTTCGGCTCGATGCAGCTGATCGGGAACCTGTTCAACGCCGGGCTGCCGGCGCGGCAGGAACCCAAGAATGCGCGCACGTTCACGCCGCCGGCGCGCGAGCTCGAGGCGCGCGTGAAGCATCGGCGGTTCCGGCATGACGGCAACGCCTGTTTGAAGTGGCAGGCGAGCAACGTCGTGATCAGCCGCCGGATCGACGATTCGATCCTGCCGAAGAAAGAGTCCCCCGAGTCCGCGAACAAGATCGACGCGATCGACGCGCTGCTGCTGGCGATCAGCGCCGTGCTGCGGCAACCCGTGGTCGTGGCGCCGCCGGAATACCGGGTGTTCGTGCTCGGGGGCGCGTCGTGAAGAAACCGAAGACCGGCCGGCCGCCCTTGTATGACGTGCCGGCGTCGGATCGGATCTATGTCAACGTGACGCCGGCGCAACGCCTCGAGCTGCGGCGGGTCGCCCACGAGAATCGCACCGGCATGGCCGGGATCATCCGCGAAGCCGTCAACGAGTACGTGGCCGATTACGGCGACCGGGAGCCTTTCCCGCGAAGGAAACGCTAGCGCCGTCGGACACTAGCGCGCGTGACGCTCGGCGCGCACGCCCTCCTCCACATCAAGGCGCTGGATCTCGAGCAACGGACGATCAGCGGGATCGCCTCGACGCCCGAACCCGATCGCATGGGCGACGTGGTCGAGCCGCTCGGCATCACCTTCAAGAATCCCCTCCCGCTCCTGCTGTTCCACGACCCCCACAAGCCGGTTGGGATGGTCACCTTCATGGCGCCCACCGCTGAGGGCCTGGCCTTCACAGCGACGCTCCCGGCGGTGGCCGAGGCGGGCGTCCTGCGCGATCGCATCGACGAGGCGTGGCAAACGATCAAGGCCGGCCTGGTGGCGGGCGTCTCGATTGGGTTTCGCGCGCTCGAGCATGCCAAGCACGTCGCGACGGGCGGCACGCGGTTTCTGAAAACGGAGATCCTTGAGTTGTCGCTCGTCACGATCCCGGCGAACGCCGCCGCCACCATTCACACCGTGAAATCGCTCGACCTGGCCGCGCCTGGCCTTCACCCGTCCCGCGACAGGGACCCCTCGCCGATCGTGCATGTCACGAAGGGTGCGCCAGTCATGACCATTACCGAACAGATCACGGCCCTCGAGCACAAGCGCGCCGCCCATGTGGCGCGGATGAACGAGATTCAGACCAAGTGCGCCACGGACGGCCGCTCGAAAGACGACGCCGAGCGCGCGGAATTCGCCACGCTGCAAACGGAAGTCAAAACGATCGATGCGGAGCTCGTCGACGCGCGCGAGATGGAGCGGATCAACATCGCCCAGGCCAAGCCGGTCGCGGCGGCGCCGCTCGAAAAGAAGGCGATGGGCCTGATCACCGTCACGTCGCCGCTGCCGAAGGGCACCGCGTTCATTCGCATGGTGTGCGCGAAGGCCGTGTGTAACGGCAACGTGTTCGAAGCCGCCGAGTACGCCAAACGGTGGAACGACACGACGCCAGAAGTCGCGCTCACGCTCAAGGCCGCGGTGGCCGCCGGCAATACGACCGACGCCGCCTGGGCCGGGCCGCTCGTGAATCAAAACATTTCGAACGATTTCATCGAGCTGCTGCGCCCCGCGACGATTCTGGGCAAGATCCCGGGCTTGCGCGTCGTGCCGTTCAACACCAAAGTGCCCGCTCAGTCGGCTGGCGGAACCTACGGTTGGGTCGGCGAGGCCAAGCCGAAGCCCGTCACGAAGCTGGCCTTTACGTCGGCCTCGCTCGCGATTTCCAAGGCGGCGGGCATCATCGTGCTCACCGAGGAGCTCGTGCGCCTGTCCAATCCGTCGGCCGAGACGCTCGTGCGCGACGACATGATCAAGGGGATTGCGCAATTCCTCGACGCGCAATTCATTGATCCCGCCGTCGCCGCCGTCGCCGGCGTCAATCCGGCGTCCGTCACCAACGGGGCGCCGACCGCAGCGGCGACCACCAGCCCACTGGCCGACATCTTGGGGCTGATTCAACACTTCGCCACGAACAACATCGCCGTGGACGGGGTGACCTTCATCATGTCGGCCGCGAACGCGCTCTCGTTGTCGTTCCGCACCAACCTGGACGGCTCGCCGATGTTTCCGGGTATTGGGATCAACGGCGGCAGCTATCGCGGGCTGACCTTCATCACGAGCCAAGCGGCGGGCGCGAACGTGATCGCGCTGCAGCCGGCGCTCGTGCTGTATGCCGACGATGGCGGCGTCACGATTGACATGTCGCGCGAGGCCTCATTGCAAATGGACAGCGCGCCCATGTCGCCCGCCGACGCGACGACCGTGTACATCTCGCTCTGGCAGAACAACATGGTGGGGCTGCGGGCTGAGCGTTTCGTCAACTGGCAGAAGGCGAACGCCAACGCGGTCAAGTATCTGACGGCGGCCGCGTATCCCGCGCCGTCGAGCACCACGACCACGCGCAGCCTCGAGGAACCTCCGGCGCCGCGCAAGTAACCCCCGATGGGCGTGTTGGCCACGATCCGCTCGGCGCTCGCGCGCACGTTTGCGCCCGCCACCGCCGCCCCCATCCGCGGGAGCGGCGGCTGGTGGCCGGTCGTGCGCGAGTCCTTCACGGGCGCCTGGCAACAGAATCAGGAGATCACGACGGACACGGCCCTCTCGTACTGGGCC